ACTGCAATAGAAAACTACTTCAACTATCCTAATATATTTACCTTAGAATGGGAAGGGCCAATTGCAGAAAAGTTTGATGACTTCCTACCTATGGTTTGTAAGTCATGTAAGGTCTCACATTCAACTAAATTATTCGAAGATGGTTATCCAGTGTCAACATCTATGAGTTTAGATTTTACCGAAATCAAAATACTTACTCAAGAGAATTATCAACAAATTAACAAATCGGAAAGAAAAAATGACACTATCGGTGGTGGTAACACATCTCTAGCAATGAGAAGAAGTGACACTGTCGCAGCTGGGATTGCAGCCGATAAGAAAAAAGCAAAAGATGGTGGGGGTTAAACCATGGCAAATCAATATTTCGAAAACTTTCCAACAACACAATACAAACTCAGTAATGGTAAGTGGATTACTATTAAAGATTTCTTTAGGAAATCAAAGATAGACCAAGCTGCACTTAACAATGTTATTGATTATGAGTATTACGAACTAACCGATGGTGAAAGGCCTGACGTAGTTGCAACTAAGTTGTATGGTAATGGTGACCTTCATTGGACATTACTTTTAGTTAATGATATGGAATCCTATTTCGATTGGCATAAAGATACACAGACATTTGAAGTTTATTTAAAACAGAAATTTCCAGGCCAATGGTTAACCTTTAATAACTCATCCGACATGATTACCACCACTGAAGCTGGTGTTAGTGAAAAATTTCTATTGGGTGAGAAGATTACTGCTGGTGATGGTAACACAGGACATGTCACTAAATGCCAACCTACATATAAACGTATTGGTGTAGAGTCCCTTACAGAATTCACTGCTGGAGATACTATTACAGGTGATATCTCAGGCAAGACTGCAACAGTGTTAAATGCTATCAATCAGATAGATGGTATTTCATATTACGAAGATACTACAGGATTAAGAAAGAATAACTTTGCAAGTGGTTTTACTTCAGTAACCCATTGGCAAGATGAGTTCGATAGAAACGAAACTAAACGACTAATAAAAATTATCAGACCTACTTACATCCGAAAAGTTGTGCAAGAGTTTGATAGAATAATGAGTACATAATGGCCGAAGGGAATTACGTAGAAGGTGGGTTTTCCATCGAAGCATTTACAATTATCAATCAACATGGAGAGACAGTTGTTATTGATGCCCTTACTGTAGGTGTGACTTTATATGAATCAATCTTCTCAAAGTTTTGTTCGGGTCAAGCATCAATCATTGATGGTCTAGATTTATTAAAGAACTACAGATTTACAGGACAGGAATATCTTCGTATATCCATCAAACAGAAAGAGGGGTTCGATGAAGAAGCCCCAAAAGAATTTACTATAGACAAGACATTTAAAATCTATAAAGTAGAAAATATTCAGAGGCCTCAAGAAAGCATGCAGTCATATGTTCTAAAGTTTTGTGACCCTAGACAGTTCTTTGTAACGAAGAAAAGACTCAGTAAAACCTTTAGAGGTTCGAAAGGTCAGATGTTGCAAGATGCATTATTAGATGAGACACATTTCTATGCAGAGGAGTTCGACCTATGGGAAGAGACCACTCCAGCAAACCACCAGTTTATTTGTCCTAATTGGACAGTCAATCGTTTTATGGATTGGTGCATTACCACATCACAATCAGAAAAGAGTGATGGGTGGAGAAACTCCATGTTCTTCTATCAGACACTTAATGGTGGGTTTAGATTCGGGTCAGTAGATGGAATGTTTCAAAGAGAGTTTCCAGTAGTGTTTAGTTTTAAACCGACTCAATCCGATTTAGAAACTGCCGATAAAGATTTAAACGCTCCTGGCGGTCTTAACAGTAAAATTCTAAGTTATTTTAAACCACAACAGTTCGATACTCTTGCAGCGATGATTGGTGGCGCATATGGTTCTTCAATGAAGGTCTATGACCCAGTTCGAAAGTTAGAGGAAGATGTTGTTTATGATTACAAAGAAACCATGGCAAGAGGAACTCACCTTTCAGGCTTCCCATTAATCGTAACAGATGAAGACGAAGTTATGTTATCTGCTGAAAACCAAATTGATGAAAGGGAATCCCCCAACTCAATTGAAGTAGATGTAGACCTTGCAATGAATAAAGAATTCAAAACCTTGGTAGATTATACTTACACATCAAACCATACCTTTGATAATTCAGAATCAATTGCAGAGGACGAGGTCTTTCAAGGAACCAAACACAAAGACAATGGAAGACTAGAGAGAAGAGCTCTATTGGAAATTTTAGAACAGCACAAGATGATAGTGACCATACCATTGAGAACAGACATCTCTGCTGGAACAGTTATCCAACTTGCAATCCCAGGCGCAGAAACCTTGGACGGTAATGTAAGTAATAATCTAAACGATGACAGATACCTAATTACAGATTTAAGTGTCAACTTTGAACCAGCATCAGCATCGGGTATAATGCATTTGGAATGTGTTAAAGAGAGTTACACAATGAATGTAATGGATGCACCAGGCCTAGAGTCTAGTGAAAAAGCAGCGAAGGAGATATAATGGATTACTTTTATGGTATAGTTGAAGATAGACAAGACCCACTCATGATAGGTAGGGTACGTGTACGTATACATGGAATTCATACAGATAACAAACAACACATTGCTTCACCCGACTTACCGTGGTGTCAAGTAATCCTTCCAACAACCTCTGCTGGTCTTTCGGGCATAGGAACACAACATGGATTGATAGAAGGTTCTACAGTATTCGGATATTTTAGAGATGGTGATTTAAAACAAGACCCAATTATTTTAGGGACAACTGCTGGGATTACTCAAGTAGGATATAAAGAATCGGTCACCGATGAGCTCATTACTAGAGCAACGGATAGAGGATTTAATGACCCAAGAAAATTAACAGTTGCAGATTATGTAGATACTCCCGATGGGCCGAACCCAACACAAGATGTTAGAAGAGGATTTGGATTAACAACTGCAATGGATACTGCACCTAAGTCTCCTAAAGAAATTAAGGTCATGTATGATGCAACAGGTTCTACTATTACAGAGACAGAACTAACAGAAGATGATTTGCCTTTCTATCCATTATACACCGACCAATCAGATTTGTCAACCTTTGCAAGAGGAGTATCTAAAGAAGGAACTCTATTCGAGCATAAACTATCAGACAACCTAGAAGGTTTCTTAGACAGTGCAGAGGCACCAGTCTACCCATACAACAAAGTAACATCAACCGAGTCGGGTCATCTAATTGAAGTTGATGATACCCCAACTAAAGAAAGACTTAACATACATCACAGGTCGGGAACGTTCCATGAGATACATCCCGACGGCTCAGAAGTTTCACGAATAGTTAACGACCACTATCAAGTAATATGTAAGGACGACAAGATTTACATCGCTGGTAATGCAGACATAACCGTAGAGAAAGGTAACGTAACTATCAATGTGAATACAGGAAATGTAACAACAAACATATTGAAGGGAGACATGACAACGACAGTGTCAGAAGGAAATGTTCTTACAACAGTATCAAAAGGTAATGTCAATCTAGATGTGACTGAAGGAAACGTAGATGCACAGATTGGTGGAACACTAAACGCAGACGTAGTGGGTAACACTACACTCACTTCACCAGCAACAACAATGACTACAAACTTAACAGTCGATGGAACAGTTCATATCACTGGAGAACAAACAAATAAGAAAGGTATTGTTGCAGATGGCGAGATACAAACTAAGAAAGGTAATAAACCTAAGCTTTCATCTCATACACATAAAACAACTGTGAGTGGTGGTTCTAGTTCGGGAACATATAGTTCCGTTAAACCAAGTTAGTAATAAGTAAGCGAGTATAAATAGATATATGTCAGACCAACTAGTAAATAACGGAAAGACCGTTGCAACCAAAAACGTATACTCTGATATGGATATCACTATGAGAGCTCATCCAGTAACAGGTGATGTGACTCTTAAAACAGATACAGATGCAATACGTAGAGCAGTGAGAAACATTGTTCTTACAAACAAATACGAAAGACCATTCAAACCAAACTTTGGTGGTTCGATTAGAGACATGTTATTTGAATTGGATACAGATAGAAAGATTAACAGAATGCAGAAAAGCTTAAAGACTCTAATAGAAAAGTTTGAACCAAGAGTTAAAAATGTAACAATAAGGTTTGATGATGTTGTTGATAATAGTATGGATGTAACAATATTCTATAACATTAGTGATGGTGTCAAAAACCAAGATTTAACATTCACAGTAACAAGGGCAAGATAAGATGGCAACAAATAGTTCACAAATTAACGTAACAGATTTAGACTTTGATTCTATTTCAGATAACCTCAAGGCATATCTAAAAGGACAAAGTCAGTTTAAAGACTACGACTTTGAAGGGTCGAACATGTCAGTCTTGATTGACCTTCTTGCATATGCATCACACATTGGTGCAGTAAACACAAACATAGCAGCTTCGGAATTATTCCTTGATTCAGCACAAATGAGAAAGAACGTTGTATCACGTGCAAAGGATTTAGGATTCATTCCAGCGTCTGAAAGTGCTTCTCAAGCAACAATCGATGTAGCGTGTTCCAAGGTAATTAATGCAGATGGAACTTATCCAACAACTGCAACGATGCAACTATTAAGAGGAACTATATTTCAGACAGTGTATGATGGAACTAATTACAATTACGTAGTGACATCAACAGTAAGACCTAGTCAGAATGGAACTACTTATAATTACACGGACGTAAACCTTGTTCAAGGAACTTATGCAACAGATACATTTGTCTTTGACACTCAACAAGCAAATCCTAAATTTGTTCTATCAAATGCTAGGGTTGACAAATCTTTAACTGCAGTAACAGTGGCATCGGGTGGAATTACATCTACTTATGCATTATCAACAAATATATCTGCAATCACAACAAACTCTAGAGTGTACTATACTCAAGAAAACGA